CAACGTGGACATGAGCTTGTTGGTCTGAGGAAGTTGTGCTAAGGGGGCGATCTGGTAACTAGCGGCGCATCTTGGGCAGGTCACTGTGAGGTACATCTGAGTCCTTGAACTGAGGGGCGTAGGACTTAGGAGTGTAGTCCATCAGACGCTTCCCCGTGTACCTGCGACAGAGGTAATCCATGCTCACGCACATGATGTCGTAGGAGCCATCCTCGACTTGATGCTTGACGATGATCCCCCGCCAATACGCTTGCTGCGGGCCGAGGTAATCCTCGTCGTGCATGTAGAACGCACCCGCCACAAGACCGTTCTGCTGTTTGCCGGCAACGTATCTCAGTCCATGCAACAGCACCTGCTGATGACCCATCGTGAACGAGTGTCCGATGGTCTTGAGCCTAGTCTCCATGTTGTTGCCACCGTAGGGGCGACCGTTCATCTGGTTGTAGAAGAAGTGCGAGTAGGCGACACCATCGAGCCAGAGGATGTGACGGAAGGGGTGGACCTCCCACCCCGTTCGGGCGTAGTCCAAATCGTCTAGGGAGATAGTGCCTTCCAGCTTGGCATCCAAACTGACAGCACGGTCAATCCGGTCCTCATGGTTCCCGAGGGTGAGGTGACGCTCAGGGTTCCAACGCTTCTCCCTGTACCGCTTGCGGACGAGGTTGTACTCCACCAAGGGTTGATTGAGAACACCCCATGCGTAGTTGCTGGCCTTGATGTCGGCTGCATAGCGGCGCCCTTCCATTTCTTTCTTGCCCTTGTCGTAGAGCGAGAGGGATTCCATGTCAGCAAAGTCGCCAAGACAGATGATCTTGACGTTCTCCTTGTGGGCAAACTCGTCCACGATGTACTGACCAGCCCAACGCAGATGGTCAATCGGTACACCCGGCTTGACTTGACAGTCAGGAATGACCACATGCGTCGTTGGGATATAACCCTTCATATGGTTCTCCCTTGGTAAGGGTTAGGTTTGGGTCCACATTGAGAGCTGTGCAGGCGTAACCTGGTACGGGTCGTAGTCACCGGGGACATCCCAGCCCCCGTGCTCCCATGACCGTGCCACAAGTGCGGAGCAGATGAGCGCAGTCCCGTTCCTCCTGAAATCAAACCGCAGCCACGACGGAGTGATGAGGTTGAGTGCAATGGAGAAGATGGTTGCAACGCTGTACTTGACACCGACCTGTCGTAAGGCGTAATCGACGGCCCTTACACGATCCACGTTAGCAGGGCAGGGGCGGATCTCGGTGTACCCCCGAGGTGCTACATCTTCAATCCAACAAGTCTGACCCAACCGTCCCATCTGCACACACTTGATGCCACCCGTGACGTTGACCACCATTGCGGCGTGGTTCCACTTCTTATACTTCCGCCACGATGGACGAAGCCACTGGCCGAATCGGATCAGGGTAGCAAAAGCACCCCCGTTGTGAGCTAGGACCAAATCACCCGGCTGTGGAGTTTGCTTGAGTTCACCCAATGCGTCGGACATGACTTACCTTTCTCCACTCGGGAACAACACTTCTTGATTGTACACTTCCAGCACTTCGTACCTGTGGGAATCTGCGGATAAAAGAAACAGGACTCACACTTGGGACGCAAGGGCGGCAACGTCCGCTTCAAGCTTCTTGATCCTTGTGTCCCTATCGTCGTCCTCGGCGGCATCCTCAGAGTCCTCCATCCCGCTTGCCAACTTCACTGAGTGGTGAGTCACGACAAAGGCAGTACAGAGAATGGGAATAATCCCGAGGTATCCCCGCCACCCGTACCCGTGTGTCAGATCGTTGGCGGAGATGGAGAGAATGAGAATCTTGGCGATATCTCCAAGTACGTCCATTGCCCCCGCCAGAGAGGGCCGGTTGGTGTGGATTGCTTTGACAAGAAAAGTCCCCACCGAATCCTGAATCGCCATCCCGACGCACCCAATGGCCGAGAGCCAAACGATATTCCCCCACATTAGGGTTCTTGCCTCCGTAGGATTTCATGTACGTCCTCAAGGATCTCACTGGTTTCCTCCAACTCCTCCGCTTGCTCCTTCTGCAAGAGAAGAAGGGCGTCCATCACCTTCTGCTGCCGCTCCATGATCGTCTCAAGTTTCTTGGCTGTAGCAGCAGAGGACTGAGCAAGGGCGGGTTGGGTGATGGCAGAGTATACCGTCAGGACCATCAGGAGGAAGAAGAAGTGCGGATCAAGGTCGGGGCGAACCATCTCGACGATGACGATGATGCCGCAGAAAACAAGGGTCTGCCACACACACGAAGCTGAGGTGAACCACAAATCAAATCTGACAAGCGCACGATCCTGCCATTGACGAACACGGGACTCAGGGCGACCAATCATCGTTTCTTCCACCACCGGATCGTGCGGATAACTCCTGCCACGATTCCTACAAGCGCACCTGCAACGATGAATCCCGATGCGAGCGCACCAAGGACGTTGTTCAGGTACGGCCAATCCATCAGACGCCTAGTGCAGACCATGTAGCAGGCCCCACGACACCATCGGTCAGAAGGTGGTGGGTCTGCTGAAACATCTTCACGCTTGCGGTGGTGGCGGGACCAAACACACCATCTGCTGCAATACCGAGGTGCTGCTGCAACTTGATGACAGCCATGCCTGTAGCACCCTGCGAGAGAGTCGGGAGAGTTGCGGACGCAGCGGGTCCAGCAGGAATCTGGCCGTGATGGAGAAAGGAGATGATGCCGGGGAGCTGGTCAAGAACGGGCTGACCAGGGCAACCCTGATGCCCACCACCAGCGTTGCCGAGTTCACCGTGACCCATCCAACCACTACCGTTGGGGTCAAAGGTGCGACGGATCGGGAGACCGTGAGCGAGCCTTGCCCACTTCATCAGGCAGGCCAGCGACCATGCTTGCTTGTCCGTCAGCTTCTCACCCGCATATCCCTCATGCTCGACCGAAATGGCTTGACCGTTGAAGTTGGCCTCAGCCCATGCGATGTCGTTGGTGTCTACCCACTGGTAGATCGTCCCGTCCTTGCCAATGCCAAAGTGTGCTGACACCTGAGCCGAGGGGTTGTGGAACCAACCGTCAGAACCGCTGAGGGAACCCTGCATGATGTGAACCACACCAAGATTGATCTTGCCCATTTTCCCACCCTTGTTGGGGACAGGACCGTGCCACTGTGCGAAAGGACAGATTGCCATAAGGACTCCTAAGAGAGCGGACCGAGGTAGGTGACAGCAAGGGAGGTTTGACCAGCGTTCTTGGGAACAGTGAACGTGGCTGATCCAATGGTGTTAAACGAAATCTTCGGGGTAATGGTCTTGTTTGCAGCCGTGGTGAACACGGGGACAATAACTTCGCACACCGAGGTCTGCGTGATGGTGCTGGTGTTATTGGTGGAAATGCTTGCCCCGTAGTGGGTCAGGGTGCTGGTGCCATCAGTGTTGGGCGTGGTCAGCACCGCTTGGAACACAGCAGCAACGGAAGTCTGGTTCACCGATGCCCGCATCGTCACCTTGTAGAGACCCGTGCGGTTGATCGTCACCACGTTCGAGGTCATGGTGGGAGCACTCGCACCAATCGTATAGACCGGGGTGTTGGACATGGTGAGCGTGGTCTGCTGGTCTGCACCGGCACCCGCAACGCTGACAGTTTGAGCTGTGCCACCACTGTTGTCAAACTGTGCGTGAGGTGGGACAGAAGGGGTCCACTGTAGGCCCGAACCAGTTGCCTGCAAAAGTTGACCGCTTGAACCGACCGATGACCAACCCACGCTGCCACTTGCAACAGTGAGAAGCGAACCGTTGGAGCCGGCAGGAAGGCGAGTGAGGTTGTTGGCACCCGCAGCAATAAGCATGTCCCCTGCCGTAGTGACAGCACCGACAGTCTCACTTACTGCGTAGTTTGCCTCGATTGCTTCAAGAGCAGAAAACACGGGAAGGACAATGGCATTTGCGGAGTGCGTGGTGGCGGTAGTCCCGTCATACCCACGAGTGTCAACCGTGACCAAACCCGAAGCGGCATCAACTAATGAGCAGAGAATCTTCTCCTCGGTGGAAGTGCCGTAGTCAATGCAGACAACAAACTTGTTACCAGAAGTGCCAAGGGGGTTGGTGTATGCCGGAGTGCTTGAACCTGGATAGGTTCCCTCGTACCAAGTTGAAGCATCAGCAATCGTGAACGAAGTCGCAGTAGCGTTGATGGTGGCATTCAACGTAGTGGCGCGTGCCTTCCCTGAATATGAACGGAGTCCGTAAGCCATCTTACAATCCTATCTTATTTAGCCAGTAACAGTCA